GGCAATCTCTTTTTCAAGAGCAACCGTGGGTGTCTTCTCATACTCCTGCTTCGCTGCGAGCATCCTCTTCTTAAATATAACACGTTCTGCATACATCTTCTCCATTAATTCTGGAAGAAATCCTTTCACATCTTTTCTATATTGTGCTCCATTTGCACAAGTAGAATACTCCTCATTAAAATTATCTATCTCCTCATTTAAGATCCCTTCAACGCTCGCACTGGAATGTCTAGTTTCCCTGATGGTCTCTGGGGATATATTGTACTGCATAATAAGATGAGGGTACAAGCTATTAAGGTCAAAAGAGACCACCCAATCATAGCGTCCTGGTTT